CTGCAAAGAGTGTAGGTGTGCCACCAATAGATCCAACGGTTACTGCTCTATCTTGAAATACAAACGATCCATATCCATCTACATATAAAGCACCATACTCTGAGGTAGCCACTGTAGTTAAAGCTTGTAGTGCTGTGCGGTTAGTGCCTGGGTCTGCTTGCATAGTAGTAAGACCTGCATCTACATCACGCATTGATGCTGGCCATGAAATCTCATCTAATATCTCGTTAATACGTGTGCCTGCTAGATCGCCTGCAGTAGCACCTGTAACTGTGCTAATCTGTGCTAACTGCGCTAATCTAAATGCATCTACAGCTTCTATCGTAGTTGTTGCTAAATCTGCAGATGATTCGTCTGGGTATCTAGTTACATAACTTGTAATAAATCCAGAGAATACAGGGTAAGTAACACCGTTATAGGTTGCAGTAATCTGCACCTTCTTCATGGGTGTTAATAAATTGTAATATGGGCCGCTTACATTCTGTGGGTTAAAGTCGCCATTCTGATCTATGATAGTCAAACTTAGTGAGCCTGTCTGAAATTGATCTGATAATGCAGTACGGCCACGGTTAGTCTCAATACGATTTATACGATTAGACACATCTACAATTACAGCTGCTGAATCTGCTAATACGTTTGTTCCTAAAATACCCTGGTCAATAATCATAGCCTGAGCAAATGACGGCCCAGTGCTAAAGTTAATTATCGCATTTACTACTGGTGCTGCCATTATGGTAATCCGCCATTAGGTGCTGTGTTATAACCACTGCGCCCAGCGACTTGAATGCTTTCTGCCATAAGTTGAGCAAACCTGTCACCAGATGGACTGCTAACGCTCAGATTGACATCTACTGATCTGTTGCCTGATTCTCTTGCTCTTTCAGTTGCAATTTGCGCGACATTCATTCCGCTGTAGCCAGTAGTGCCAACTAATGACACTGCTAGATCTTGGAAGTAACTAGCGGGTAATGAAGTTGCACGAGATGGTGCGCTAGTAGTAGTTGTCGAAGGTAAGCCAAACTCTTTGTTAATCTTTTCTATCTGAGCATTGATTCTACTTATTAAAGACCTAACCTGAACCAAAGCAAACTCTGTAATACTCATGCCAGCTGCTTTTGCCTGTTCAGCAAGTTTTTTCAAAGCCTCGGCTGCTTCCATTTCTGCCAGTATCTTCTTAGCCAAAGCATCGTTATTATCAAGTATGGCTAGTTGAGCCTGTAGACGTGACTTAGTTTCTTCATCGGTTGCTTTTGCTAATGCAGCGGTTAATCCTATGCGCTCTAAATCAAACTTCTTTTTCAACTCTTCTACATTTTTATTTTCCAAAGCGTTCTTCTTTTGCAAGGTTGCTAATTCTGCAGCCTTAGCCTTTGCTAATCTGTTTTCTGTTTTAATTTGTTGAGCAGATATACGGCCTGCACTGCGTTGCTGATTAAATGGTAATTGACCAGGTTGTTTATCTAATGAACCTAATTTACTCGTGAGTGAGAATATGTTTGTGGCAGTCAATACATCTAATAATTGTTTAATGCCTGGTGCATTACCTACAGTTTTAATTGCTTTTGCTAATTCACCTATACCACCTACTACATCGGCTATACCTTTAGCAAGGTTAGTCATATCATCGGACAAACTTTCTATACTTTGATCGCTACTTAATGCAGTTAAAGCATCTACTAAACCTTTACCTATAATCTCTGTAGCATCGGCAGCGGCAACTTGTAACAGACTCATCTTGCCTGCGTATGTGTCTAATCTAGCTGCGGCCTGACCTGCGAACTTAGCATTAAGTTCTTCCATGATCTTATCCATGTTGCCAGTCTTAAGCGTGGCTTTGCTTATGCCTGCGCCTAATCTGCTAAGGCCTGCGGTATTACCTGAGAATCCACGTGTTAATGCTGCGCTGACCTCGGAAAGTGATCTACCTGTAGCTGCACTTACATTTAATGCGGTCTGTAGTGCATCTTGGCTCTTTGTAATAGATCCAGTAGCTGTAAGTAATTGCTGAAATGCTGGGCGCAACTCATCATCTAATACGCCATACAAAGACTGCAGGCTTGCTATATACGCCTCTACTCCTGGTGCTGAGAATGCAAAGCCTGTATTTTGTAATTGTACTTCTAATGATTTAGCGGCTTTTTCATCAGCTGCAAATGCTTTAATTGCTTTTTTACTAAATGCTAATAATTGATATGCGCCAAATGTGGTAGCAAAAGTCTTACCTAGTTTTTTAACTTGTTTGTCAAAGGCTGATATATCCTTTTGACCTTTTTTAAGTGCCTTGCCATTAAAGGTAGCAATAGCCGAGACGACTACATTGGCCATTAGGCTGCCTTCTTAATCTCTGTGGCTTTGTTAAATTGTATAGCTGTAGAGTTTATAGCCTTAAGAATTGCATCATAAACTTCTTGACTATCCTGGGCCCACGCCTTAAATATAAGTCTGCCTTTAGTCTTCTTACCACCAGCACGTACGCCTTTAATCTTAGGCTGTGATGTCAGTCCAGGCATAGACGTTACAAACTGATAACCTGCAAATGGATTATTAGATGCGTACTCTCTTGTAGATTTATTATATGTATATTCTCTAGCTCTTCTAGTGCCCTCAAATCCTTGCACTGCACCGACTGGTGAGTTAGGTGTGCTTGGATCTATTTGCTGAAATGGCGCACGACCTTGTGGGTTATTGCGGCCTGCAGTCTCGTATATTCGACCAGCTGCGCTTACGTTATATACGTAATTGCTAACCTTAAATCCATTTTTAAATGTTTTGTTTTCGCCTGCGTTATATCCAATACCTGCTTTTACGGTGCTAGCATCATATTTTGGAAATGGCCGATAGTTAATGGCTGGGTTAGGTGATTTACTCCAGCCTGACAAAACACCGCTATTACTTGGTGCAAATGATTTGGCTTTACTTGCTACACCACGCATTAAAGGATCTATAGCAGTACGTATGCGTTGACGCATATCTTCATCTATAAACTCTAAGCCTTTAAGGACATCTTTAACGCCTACGACCTCTACTGGCATTTTTGATCTCCTTTGCTCTATCGCTTAACACCTGCACAATTGCTGTCAGCATGTCTGAGTCCATGTTAATAAACTCACTAGGCGCAATTCCAGTCTCTACACTTATAGCAGCCACTGTATAGAGAATGGAATCACGCTGTACTATTTTTTTTCTTCGTCTAATACCTCGACGGTCTCTAAACTATCGATGAACTCGCTGCCCCAGAGAGGTACTTGTGCACCTGATCTACGTAAGCATTCCCATGCAAGCCAGTAAATATTGCTCTGCATTTCTGTTTCTCTTAATGCTTTAGAGATGCCCATGCCTTTACTAATTTCAAAAGCGTACTCGACTCCTGGTGTTATCTTGTGTTCAGATACTTCGCCATTAGCCCTTGTAATCTTCAGCTTTGCCATTATTACTCCTTAGTTAGAATGCCACCGATGGGGACACTGTTACTACTGAGTTTACTGTAAAGGACAGACTTGAGCTTGCAATTTCAGCCACGCCACCTTGACCGATTGGGGTTAAGTTGTTTACCAAGATTGAAAATTGATAAGTTGGGTTAGCGGCTGATACTGCAGTGCCTTTAACTGTGATAACTGATACTGCTAGGGTCTGACCAAATGCTGCACTTAATGTTGCATTTACTTGGCCTGCTGCCCAGTCATTTAGAAAGTCAATAGAGAATGTTGCAGATTGTAGGCCTTGAGCAAAACGATGGCTAAGATCTGACATTGTTGTTACTTCAAGCTCATCTACAATTTGATTGATTACAGCGTTAGTTACATAAGAACTGATATCGATTGAAGGTACTGTAGGCGCAGCGGCAGTAGCCAGTTTAACGCCTACATTGTTATTTAAGTATATGGCCATTGTTATTCCTCTTCTTTTTTAGTTTGTGCGGTTTGTTTTGGTGCTTCCTTGATTTGGCCTATCTTGATTAAGAAGGCTAAGTCTTCTGCTTGTGAACTCATTTTAACTCCAGCTCGTTAGGATTGATACGGTGATTTCAGACGTTAATAAATCTCCACTAGCTGCATTAGTTATAGCTGGAGCGGAGACACTTGATATGTTATAGACTAGGGTAGATGCCGCTAGTTTGTTTACTACTGCTACAAGAAAATCTTCTATGCCTTTTAGATTGCCTTGATTGTCGAATGCAGGTGTTGTCACTAAAATTTTAAAGTTAGCCAAAGGCGCAATACTTGTCTGGCTATTATTGCTAGGTACGATGTAAGGATCGGATACAGTTACCACACGCCTGCATTAGTAAGTGCGGTTGCTAAAGTGCCACGTAAGGTGCTTATTGCAGCCATTAGCCGACCAGTGAGTTAGGACTAGAATACGGCTGGATGAGACCACGCACTCTGTTAATCAGCTGATAACCCATCCGATATGGGCTGGCAGTGATCCCATCCATACCGACCCCACCCGTCTGGCTGACTTGTCTAGCTTGCCAGATATCTACGGCTACGATCATGGCCGCTTCTCGTATTGCAGGGGTGCTCGCATAAGCTTGGGTCTTGTGGTCTGGGCCTGTGGCTACGCCATAAGGTACTACCTTGTGAAAAGTTTGATTTGTTGCTGTTCTTGCATATTGCACAAACGAATATCCGCTTGGATAATTATTTTGTCCGTACTGATACATGAATACTGGTATAAGGCTAGTTGTGCCTGTGCTTGGCGGTATTGTGCCAGTAATTGTGTAAGTGCCGTTAAATGGCGCACCACACCCACTTACAGTTATTGATTGTGTGGCTACAAATGCATTCGGATTTGCTATCATAAGTGTTGCTACATTATCTTGTAACGCTGTGCCTACTACTGGGGCAGTGTTAAACCATAAATATTGATTGACTAAATCTTCTGCTGATTGACAGCATTCTTCAACTGTTGCCGATGTATAGAGTGTGCCAATACCTAAATTACTGCGTAACTCAGCTTCGGTTACATACGTGGCTGGCATCTTTACTCCTTATCTAAAAAAGCTCCCTAGGGCTAGGGCTACTAAACCCTAGGGATTATTTATTTAATCGGTGTTATCAGGTCTTCTTGTACTTGATAATTCCGTTAGGCATTTTGGCTAGTGTTGCCATGTATCCGTAAATTGCTACCTGTACCTGTAGATTTGAAACTACATTTACGCTCATGTAATTTTGTGCTGAGCGATATACAGTGAAAGCCTCTGGTGCAAGGATAACTGCTGAATCGTCATCAAATGTAGTAGCTGTAAAGTTCTTGTCTACGTATAGATCAAGTCCAAGCACTGACCCTCTGATCGACTGTGGGCCAACTTGACCAGCAGCGTTCATAGGTTGTAGGGCATTAAATACTGGACGCTTCGTTGTATCTTGCGCACCAATTAACGCACCCCATTGTGCTGGGTTAGCGATGTAATTCTGTGCAAAGTAACCAGTGTTTGAGTAAATAGTACGTGCGCCTTCTGTTGTGAATGCGACAATACCATCTAAATCAGCAGTTGTATTTGTACCATTCATACCAGCTGCAAGAAGTGCAGTTAATACTGTTGTATCAATTGTTTTTAGATAAGCTTGTGTTAATTGATTGGTCAATTCCTCATAGAAGCCAGGATATCCCGCTCTTTCTAAAAGCTCGATGCTGAGCGTGTTCATGCCACTGTACTTGGATACAGTTGCGCTCAAATAATTTGTTTCCATGCCAGTATTTTGTACTGCGCCGCCTTCGGCTTCTACAGTAACTACTGGTGCTACACCTGTTCCACCGCCTGAGCTAGTGACAAGTGAAGGCACATTGATAGTAAGACCGTTTTGCGGTAATACGCCTTGTGAACATGCATCAATAGCAGGTGTGCCAAAGCGTGTGTTAGTTACAAACTCGGCTAGATATTGTGTTGGATTAAATGCGCCGTTATTTGAAAATGCATCATCCGCTGCTGTTACATATAGCTTTGAATCATCATTACCTAGTGCAGCCTTAATCTTGTGCTCTGTGTAAGCAGCCATAGATGTAATTGGCGTACGAATAGTTGTTTGAATAAGTGGTGCTGTAATTGTTGGGCGTGCGGCTTCTACTGTAGGAGTAGCAGCCTCTGCCTTTGCTTCTTGTGGTGCTGTTGCTAAATCTTCCACAGGAGTCTCGCTTTCTTTAGTTTCGATTGGTGTCTCTGCTTCGTTTTCACTAGCAGCAACTTTAGTTACCTGAGCGTTACTAAACGCTGGGCTTTCGACTAGGCTAACTTCTTTTAAGATTGCGCTAGTTACATATAAATAATCTTTTTTCTGTACAGACTTATTAACGTCTACACCGACTGACAAACCATCAATTAACTGCTCACCTGCAAGAATTAAAGCATCTTGACCTTGCATTGATGCGCTGATCTTAAATGATGCGTAGATGCCGTCTTCTGCTTGGTTAAACTTTTGCATTCTGCCAATAGGTCGCTCTGCGCTGTGTTGCATAAGCATCTTAACCTTACCTGGGTCACCTATCTCTATTGAATTTTTAGCAAATACAACTTTTCCAACTGAAGTATTCCCGACTTCTTCAAAGGGTACGATCTTGCCTGCTATAACTCTGCGCTCATTATCTGCGCTTTCTATCTGACTACTGAATGTAAGTAGCATTATCGTTCTCATTTCCGTTAGGTGTTAGGTCTTCCATTTCTTTTGCTTGATCTAAATCTATAAGTCCTAGAGTTAGCATTTTTTCTATTGTCTCTAGTCTTGCTTTATCGTCTGATCGTAGGAAAGTTTCACTTATGTTAAAACGTACAATATGGCCATTAGCCGTTATATCGTTCATGCTCAGACGATCCTCTATAGCACAGATATAAGGCTGTAGTGAATAGGCTACAAACTCTTTACGGCCATCAATTATATTCTGGTAAGTCATGCTGTTATTCATATCTGCACTTATGTAATATGCAGGCACATTCATAGCTCTAGCCACTTGGGTGGCAAGGTACTGTTGGCTTTCCGAATACATCATATCTTTAGGACTAAAACCCACTGCCTCGTAAGATAATGTGCTAGTTAAATATGCTGTGCTTCTATTTTGACGTGCTGATTTCCATGCGGCTAATAATCCTTGTACTTGTGATTCTGGCATATCTGCGCCAGTGTTTTTGATAAATCCTGTTGCCATTGGTGTTGCAGCAGATACAGCTGCGGCTTTTTCTAAATCTAATGCACTTTGTATTGTTCGTGCAGAAGTTTGTAATACACCTTGTGTTAGTCCTTGAAATGTAATTAGTGAACCAATACCAGACATAGGTGCTTTAACACCATCTACAAAGTATTCATCTACTTCTGTGCCAAATTTGTTAGTAGTAAATGTAACTCGGTTATTAGCAACCCATTCAAATCGTGATGGTCTTAAATCATCTGCATATAATTCTGTAATACGCCAATATGCAACGCCATAAAATATAAGACTATCGACAGTCCACGAGATAGTGACGGATCGTGGCTGTCGAATATCTGGTTGATCGCACCAGAGTGGTTTCGCTAATTCTGCACCTGTAGATTTTTTATACAGCTCTAATGGTAAATAACTTACCACACCTGCAATTAAATTACGGCAACGCGACACAGCTGGTACTTGCATAGCGAGGTTACGATCTAATCCGCCAGGGAAATTACCTACACCTGTTGTAAATGAACCATAGCCATAAGCTGTGTCCATAATGGCAGGGGCGTATTGCGCTTGGACAGATTCAGTTTTTTTAGTTATACCCAAAGCAGACAATAGACCCATATGTATACTTTATACCATAAATAGGACTTATGGTGCAAGTTAGACAAGTATTTGCGCGGTTTGTTGTGGGCGTGTCAACTGGCTTACGACCATAGCCAAAGATATTGCAGCTGTAACGTCACCTGCAGATTTTCTACGTATTATGCGCCAAGATGCATCGTTAGTTTTAGCAGCACAGTTATTTAGGTGCTGTACTAGATCTGCCTGACCACTATGCACCATTCGCCCATTAGCCAAAGCATCGGATAGATCTGAGCATGCTTGGTAAAAGGCTTGACCCGATACATCTTGCATACGCCATCCGCTTTGCTCTAATCGTGTTGCTATTGACTGCGTGGCGTAGTGGTCAAAACAAATAATGTGTGGATGATATTTTTTTGCCCATTCATTTATATCGCTAGACATTTTAATCTCATCTATTGCAATATCACTGTGCCACAGCTGTGCTAATCCTACGGCTATTTTGCCATCTTTCATTTGACCCATAATTAACGCACCCGATCGCCTTGTCGGTCTTC